TCACGCGCCTCGTTCAATCCGGTGACATCTCTGATCATTTGTAGGTAGTAGTTGTATGTTTGTATCAGTGAAGCTAATTTAGCTCCTCCTGAGCCGCTCTGTATCTCCTGAATAGGCACTTTACCTGGATTCATATCTCCATCAGCAGTCATTGATCTACCAATTATACTACCTGTTTGGAAGAACATGTTTAAAGCTTCTTGTGGATTATAGTTTGTTCCATTACCTAAATCTATTTCAGCTAAGCCATCAGCATCTAAGTATATACCATCAGGTATCATGCGCGACATTACTTGCTGTAACTTTAGGTGCGTAAGCTGTATCATATCAGCAAAAGTAGTTATTCTACTAACTAAAGATTCGATTCTACCTTTGTACATTCTAGGTGCTACTATAGAATAATTCATTTTGACCTTAGTGTAGTCGCTCTTAGGTCTCATCATATTCTTAGCTAACTCCCACTTTAATAACTGATTAGTTCCAAGTATTAAAGCGCCTTCGTAAAGTACTTCTATCTGCCTAGACATCTTACCAAATCTTTCTTCTAGTAATTCATTAGGTGGATTAAACTGATCATCTTTTATTATTATCTTGCTAGCACCAGTAGATGTTTCTTTTACTTTGTATACTTCGTTTGCAAATGTTTTAAAGTTGAAGTACAGTACTTGTATTTGGTTTCTATCTATATTTGTAGACTCGACTATACTTCTATTATAGAAACCTGTATTTTGATAACCTTGCTTAGTCATCTTCTCTAAATCTTCGCCAGTAAGATCTGGAAACTCTTTTTTAAGCTCGTTTATAGGTATTGTTTTAATTTCGCCTACGTAGTATAGATCGTCAAAGTATGGTGATTCGGTATACGAGTAAACTATATTGGCTGGGTCTACATATTCAACTTTGATTCCTTCAGATTTTGTAAACGTGTTTTTCACTGCACCAATACCCAAGACAGTTAAGTCATAGTTAACTCTTTTCTTTATGAGCTCGTATCTGTTGCCTTCTAATATAGTGTTGATGGCTTGTTCCTCTGCTATTTCTACAGCTTGCTTATAATTTAGCTGCATGTGCAACTGTAGCTCTTCTTCGCTATCTGGAAGTTTTTCTGCAGGAGTTGTAGATATTGACATACCAAAAGCTTCTTCTGTAAATGCGTTTAACTCTTTGGTTTTCATGTCAGCAAGTATGCTTTCCATATACTGTGTTCTTTTAGAAACTCCATACGGATCTTGCGAATATGCTTTTATGTCAAATGTTCTTTCAGATATTCCGTTAACAACTATGTCAACGAATTTAGGTATAATAGGTATAGGCTTCCAGTCTAAGTTTAAATAGCTTAAGTCACCATTTATTGATAACTCATCTTTATATTTTTGTATTGATTGTTCTCCTCTAGCGTATAATCTTAACTTATGAAAAGTATTTTGATTACTAGCGAATCTATTAGTTCCAGAGTCTCTATTGAACCATTCGTATTCAATAGCTTTACCGATCTTAAGACCGTATTCTTCTGAAGCTTTCTCTATGTCGCTAACGACTTGACTAGGAAAATAATGTGATGTAACTGACTCAGCCATACTAATTTTCTATTATTTTTGAATTGTAGCCTGCATTTGCATATTTGGCTATACTTAAATTTACTTTCTTTCTCTCCATATTTTGTTTCGGCGAATACAAATGCCTATTGCAAGCCATTATAGCTAGCCCAGAGCTTATTGTAGCGTCAAATTTTGTTCTTCTGTTTATATCAAACTTTGCCCAATCGTTTAATGTATCATTAAAAGGCATAGAACCAAACCCTTCATTTTTTTCGCCTACGTGGTCGTTTATGTACATTTCTATAGCAGCTGCGTGAGCTTGCTTTATGTCTTCACTTGAGTTTGGCATACCACCGATCTCTCTTTCTGTCACGGATAATTTATTCCATACTTTATCTGGTCTATTCATAGAAAAGCCTCTGTACCCTCTTCTTTTGAAATAGTAAAGTAATCTCGGTTTGTTGTTCTCTGCCAATATTGGCATACCGTAAAATATACACGCCATAAGTACATCTTCAAAAAACATTTCAGCAGTTTGAGGCCTTGCTATGTATTCCAAGAAAAACTCGTTGGCTGGTGCATCTTCCATACTAAACTTCGTAAGTCCGTGTAAAGAACCTTTAGATCCTTTGCCATCAACAGTACCCGATATATCGTATGAGTCACAACCAAAAGCTCCCATATGCTCGTTGCCAGGATACTTTATATTATTTTTTATAACTATTTTATTTTGTAAGTTGTTTGGCGGTATCCAACTTATTTTAAATCTGCCTTTTTGGTTAGGCATAAACATTACGCTAGTGTCTTTTATTCCACTACGCCATTGAAAGTTACCAACTGTTAAATCGGCAGTCTCTTCGTTGTAATCTATTTGCTCGTATATCTTAGTTAAATTAAATATACTATTTTTAGTTTCGTCTCTGAAAGCGTGTTCTTCAGTTCTAGGAAACTGTCTATAGAATTCGTTTAAAGCGTCTTGATCTGACTTTAAGCCTTCTGCTTCGTTTTGCCAATGGCTAAGTACACCAATATCTATTATATCTCCATGTGGGTCAATAATCTCTTGTTCAGGTGTTTCGAACACAGGTAGTCCATAAGAATCAATGAATCCCTCGTAGTTCCATTCCATAGGTATGAACAAAGAATAGAGGCCCGAATTTGTCTGTCCGTTTCTGTTTCGTTTTGTAACATCTGAACTATTGTAAAGTTTTTTAAATTCGTTACCGCCTTTATCTAACGCGTTGCTAGTAGAACCCATCATGCATTTACCGATGATCCTACTACCAAGTCTTAGTGTAGTTTTAGTAACTCGCCAATTATTTAAAATATTATTAGGTCTCTCCCACTTACCACTCTCGTCGTGCACTAATAATCTTAATTTTTCACCATCGTAGCTGTTATCACCAGTATTCTTCCAATCTATGGTTGTATCCAGTCCATCGAGCTCCTCAGGTTTGTCGGTGCTAGTAATGTTCCGTCTTGTAAGTTTAGAAGCGGGGACTCTGTACGCAAGCTCGGTCTTTGGTCGGTCCATCCCGTCCTGTATTGGTTTAAAAAAGAATGGATAATTAACTGATATTGGTACAACTTTATCTGTGAACATTTTCTTGGCGTCTGGTCCAGATTTGGACAGTATTCCGAATCGTGCATCTGAACTAATAGTTGCTTGATTAACAGTTTCTCCTGACGCCATAAATGAGAATCCTGATCGACGATTTTTAAGATAGCACATTCCATAAGACCTTTTGTCTGCTTTACATGCTTCCCAGAATATATAGAACAACCTATTGGCTTCCCTAAAGTCTGGGTTACCAACATCAATTTTTGACCATTGAAGGTACATATAGTGAGTACCAGTAATATAAGTAGGCTTACCGTTGTTGTAAAACCAAAAACCTTCTTCTCTTTTCTTAAATTCGCTTTCAATATAATCTATGTATTCGTTTTTAAATTCGTTCGGTAGTTCTTTCCAGTCAAATATAGTTTTCACTCTATTGAGTTCCTTAGGATAAGGAGTCACCTCCCATTTATCACTTTTAAACTTATGAGCGTTATTTATTGGTGGTAAAGCTATTTTTAGGTTTTGTATTTCGTATATTTCACCTATCTTACCAGTCTTACTTATTACAACAATATCATGTTCTTTGTTGTAGCCATATTCCCAGCGCTTAGCTTTATTTAATCTTTTTATTGAATTAATAGGTACGTGATCGTCAACTATTTTATATAAACTCTGCTGGTACATCACTTGCTCCTCCTTTCGGCAAAGCCACTAAATGCAGCTTCTTTTTCTTTAACAGGTTTATTTTCTAGTACAGCTTTTTCATTTTCAATACGTGTAAGTATTTCAAAGGCATCGAATATAGCTAGCTTTTTTGTAGCAGCAGCATTTTTAAGTCTATCAGCTGAAACATCATCCTCAGTATTTGTTATGATCTTTTCTTGCGCTACTTTAATTAGCTCCTCGACTGCTTTATACCCAGCTTGGATTATACTCTCTTTCTTCTCCTTCGTGTTCATATTTAATTGTAATTACTTTTGTTCTTACTCTATAAACACGCTCGCCATCTATAATAAACTCAAACTCACTATTAGGTATAAACCCTACCTTATCTCCTACTTTTATGCCTACGCTTTCTAAAATATCATTAGAGTATTTAACTATACCAACTAATGGTTTTTCTTTTTCTAAAGAAAACATATCATCGTTAGCTATAGGTTTTACAAAGCAATAGTCATCTAGTGATTTCCATTCTTCGTTGTGTTTATATATGTATAACTGATCGTCACTGACAAAGTACTTGTCTTCACTAAAGAAGCTCCTACTGTTCTGCTCTTTGCCTCTAACATCATGCCATCTTCTAAATACATTATGGTGTATAATAACTTCATCACCAACTTGTATATCAGTTTTTTTATTCTTTGGCAAACCAACAACTATAGCGTTATTGCTTACGTTCTTATGAGTAAATATCTCAGTGTTTAATATAAGATCTACATCGCCAACTTTCTTAGTGTTGTCGTATCTTGACCTAATAGGTGACACTATAAAACTATCCCAACCGTGCATTAATATTCTAAATTATATTCAACCGCAATAGCCATGTTCTTGTTAAAGTCTTTCCATGGCAAAACCTCATTATTTTTAGTAATGTAAATCCTATACTTTTCATCTTCTTCAAGTATAGAGTCTATTACATGTCCTCCGTAGACCTCTTGGCCCACGGAGTAATGCATTGCTTCGTTCTTATAATCTTTACCTATACTAATCTTCCTTATTAGCTCCATCTTCCTCTTGCTTGATTGTTCCGTCTTGTACATTAATAGTAACTTTGCCGTACTCTTCTTCAAGCTCTTTTTGAAAAACTTCTAATTCTTTTCTAAAAGCAGGGATAGCTGCTATTAAGTCAAATTTTCTAGATTCTACTTGGCCAAGCTCCATTTGTGTTTGGCTGATTTGATTTACTAAAGCCTGTAGCTTTGTTAATTGTTCGTCTTTAATTTTTAAGTCCATAATAAAATTTAATTTGTTTACTCCTATATTATTACGCTATTTTCACGTTTTTTACTAATATTAGTCTTCTATGGTCATAGTTACAGATGTAGGGTTTTCTTTTTCTGCAATGTTTGCAGCTAAACCAGCTTCTATAGCATCTACTTCGTCTTCACCCATAGCTTCTTTGACCCAAGCAACTACTGTTGCATTTTTTAAATCATCAAAGTCTACAAAGTCTACATCTTCATCTATCTCTATCTGCTTAGTGCCTATAGATGTTGTGCTAATGTCACCTTTTGAAGCCTCAACTATCCAATGTACATTGTACACTACGTTGCTTAAATCTCCGTCTGTAGGTTTTACGTCTACTGTTTTACAGTTCCAATTGTAATTAATCATTTTTTTTGTTTTTATTTGTTAATTTTTTAGCTTTGCTAAGTTGTTCTAAAGTTATAGGTATTAGTTTTTTACCTTGATCTTCTATTTTTTTTCTTAATTCAGGTGTTAGTTTTATCATGCTTCGTATGCTGGTAGTACGTAATCTGTTCCGCCTATGTTGATCATCAACCACTCATCAGGTTCTGATAAATAGTAATCTGCGCTACCACCAGACCTTACTTGAGCCTGCGTTGGCCCTTGAGTTTGAGGTGATGGTGCAGCTGAAGGACCACTACCTCCTGTATCTATTCTAATTGAATCGGTAACGTGTAATTTAGCGTCAGGATTCGTAGTTCCAATACCTACGCGACCGCTTGAATCAATACGCATTTTTTCACTATTACTAGTAGCAAATAATAAGT